CAAGGCGAACGACAAGATTGAGGGCCGCAGCGACACGAGCTACAACGAAGACGGCTTGCGCACGGTCTACGAGATCTACGCCATCGCCAGCCTCGAGGGGCGCGATGCCGAGAGCGACATGGACGTCGAGCCCGCGCCGTACATCATCACGATCGACAAGCTCTCGCGCAAAGTGCTCGCGGTCTACCGCAACTGGGACGAGCTCGACGAGAGCAAGGAAGAGCTGCAGTGGTTCGTCGAGTTCCCGTTCGTGCCGTGGCGCGGTGCCTACCCGATCGGCCTGCCGCACATGATCGGCGGCATCAGCGCCGCCGCGACCGGGGCGCTGCGCGCCCTGCTGGACTCGGCGCACATCGCCAACTCGCAGACCATGCTCAAGCTCAAGGGCGGCACGCGCGGCGGGCAGACGCTTGAGATCCAGCCGACGCAGGTGCTCGAGATCGAGGGCGGCCTGAACGTGGACGACGTGCGCAAGCTGGCGATGCCGCTGCCGTACAACCCGCCCAGCAGCGTGCTGCTGTCGCTGCTGGGTGTGCTGGTTGACGCAGGCAAGGGCGTCGTGCGCACGACGCTCGAGGACTTGGCCGACAGCAACACCAACACGCCCGTGGGCACGACGCTCGCCCGCATTGAGCAGGGCATGACCGTGTTCAGCGCCATCCACGGCCGCCTGCACGACGCCATGGGCCGGATGCTGCGCATCCTGCACCGCCTGAACGGCATGTACCTCGACGACGAGAACGTCGAGGCCGAGCTGGGCGAGGAGCTGGCCACGCGCGCCGACTTCGACGGGCCGATGGACGTCGTGCCCGTCAGCGACCCGAACATCTTCAGCGAGGCGCAGCGCTATGCGCAGGTGCAGGCGGTGGCGCAGCGCGCCGCGGCGCTGCCGCAGCTCTACAACCTGCGCAAGGTCGAGGAGCGCATCCTCGACACGCTGAAAATCCCCAACGCCAAGGACTTGCTGGCCCCCGCCATCGAGCCCAAGGAGCAGAACGCCGTCAACGAGAACGTCAAGGCGACGATGGGCAAGCCGATCGTGGCCTTCCCCGAGCAGGACCACATCGCCCACCTCAAGACGCACCTGAACTACATGATGAACCCGGCGCTGGGCATGAACGCCCTGATCGCGCCGGCGTATCTGCCGGTGATGATGAACCACCTCAAGGAGCACATCGCCCTGTGGTATGCGGCGTCGGTGTTCGAGCTGGGCAATGAGACGGCGGGCGAGGACATCGGCGAGCTGCTGAAGCAGAACAAGACGCCCGACGACAAGCGCGCCTTCGACCGCATGCTGGCCGAGGCGTCGCAGATCGTCTCGAAGGAGGCGACGGGCGTCTTCCAAGCCCTGCCGCCCATCATCCAGCAGGCGCAGCAGATCATGCAGCAGCTCGCACCCCAGCCGGTGGACCCGGCGGCGCAGGCGGCCATGGCCGAGATCCAGCAGCGCACGCAGGCGGCGCAGCAGAGGGCCCAGATCGACGCGCAGAAGCTGCAGGTTCAGGCGCAGGAAAGCCAGACGCAGGCCCAGATCGACGCGCAGAAGCTGCAGCTCGACGCCGCCAAGCTCCAGCAGGAGGCGCAGGCCGACGCGGCCAACGAGGCCGGCGAGGACAAGCGCAAGGCCGCCGAGCTCATGGCGCGCCAGCAGATGAACACGCAGGACAACATGACCGCGATGCAGATCGCCAACCTCGAGGCCGTCACCGGCGAGCGGGTGGCGGTCAGCACCGGCACAGGCATCAACCCGTAACAGCGAAGGATCACGACATGGCGAAAAAGAATGACACCGTTGGCACCAAGGGCGCCACGGTCAAGTCGGGCGACATCATCAACCAGCACAAGCGCATGGCCATGGGCTTGCCCATCGAGCCGGTGAGCAAGATGCCGGTCAAGAAGACGCCCGCTTGAATATCGCGACACTGCTTCGGGTTATCGAGGACGCGCAGGCGACGCTTGCGAGAGATAGCCTGAAGCAGCCTGCCGGGCGTGACGTGTTCGACTATGGACGCGCCGTCGGGATGTACGCCGGACTTGAGCACGCCAAAGACCTGATCATAGGGCTTGTGGCGGAACGAGAACGGAAGGACTTCGACCTTTAACCCCATACTTGCAGGAAGGAGCACCCATGCAAGAAATCGCAAACAAGATCTCGTTCGCGTATGACAGCGTCGACGAGGCCTTCCCGGCCTGTGATCCGGGCGTGATGCCGTTTGGCAGCCGCGTCTTGGTCCAGATCAGGACACCCAAGAAGAAAACCGCCGGCGGCATCATGCTGGTGGGAGAGACGCGCGAGACTGAGCACTACAACACCCAAGTCGCCAAGGTTCTGACCGTCGGCAGCTTGGCCTTCAAGAACCGAAACACCATGGAAAGCTGGCCGGAAGGCTCGTGGTGCGCGCCCGGCGACTTCGTGCGCGTGCCGCGCTATGGCGGCGACAGGTGGACGGTTAAGACACCCGATGGCGATGAGGCCATCGTGGTGATTTTCAACGATCTCGACCTAGTAGGCAAGGTGACCGGCGATCCGCTGGCCATCAAGGCCTTCCTATAAGGCTGCAAAGGAGAGCCGGTCATGGCAGACCCCAAATTGACGGAAACTGACGAAGAAGAGCTGATTGTTGTAGAGACCCCGCCCGAGGACGAAAAGCAACCAGAGGCGAAAGCCGAGGCTGAGAGCAAGGAGAGCTCCGAGGATGACGAAGACGAGGACGACGCCGACGATGGCGACGAGCGCCTCGCCGAAAGTCAGGACGATAGCGACGAGGACATATCTCCCAACCGCAAGCGGCGCCTGAAGCGGCGCGAACTGCGCAAGCGGGCCAAGGAGAATGCGGATCGCGAGCTGCGGTTCCTGCGCGAGCAGAACGAGCAGCTCATGCGCCGCGTCACGGCCATCGAGGGGCACGCTCTCAGCACGAACGAGCAGACGCTGGAGCAGCGCATGCAGGAGGCCGTGCGCGACGCCCAGCAGGCGGAGCAGATCATGGCGCGCGCGATCGAGGTCGGAAACGGCGAAGACGCCGCCACGGCACTGCGCCTGCGCGACGAGGCCAACCGGCGTGCGTGGGAATTGTCTCAGTCCAAACAAAGGGTTGAGCAAGTCCGGCAGCAGGTCGCCAACCCCGGCCCGGATCCGCGCGTGCGCTCTCTGGCGCAAGAGTGGATCGCCGCCAACCCGTGGTACGACCCCAACGGGCGCGACGAGGACAGCCGCGTCACGAAGGCGGTCGACGACGGTCTCGTGGCCGAGGGCTACGACCCGAAGACGACCGACTACTGGCACGAGCTGACGCGGCGCGTGTCGGCGCGCATCAACGGCGGAGGCGCCGCAGATGACGACGCCGGCGGCGATCCCGAGCGCAAGGCGGCACCCGCCCGGCGCAAGGCTCCGCCGACGGGAAGCACGCGCGAGCATGCGCCTCCGTCGACGCGCAAAGAAGTGTTCGTGACAGCAGAACGCAAACAGGCTATGATGGATGCTGGAGTGTGGGATGATCCCGCACTTCGGACGCGCTATCTCAAGGCGTATCAGGCCTACGACAAGAACTCGGCACGCTAAAGGAGCGAACCAGATGAACGTAGATGATCGCCTCAAGAAGGAACTCGGTGCCAGTCGGCGCACCCGCGAAGTCGAGGACCGCAAGGTTACTCAGGATCGCGCGGTAAGCGAGGACGACAGGCTGGAGATGTTCCGTCAGCAACTGTTTAATGATGCATTGCCGGACTTACCCGAATTGCCCGGGTATCACACCATCTGGCTCACGACTACGAACCCGCGTGATAGTATTCATCGCCGTATTCGGCTCGGTTACGAGCCGATTAAGCCTGAAGAAATCCCCGGACTGGAGTATGCGTCCATCAAGACTGGCGAATGGGCCGGTTTTGTGGGCGTCAACGAGATGCTCGCGTTTAAGCTGCCCATGAGCCTCTATCAGAAGTTCATGCAGGAAGCTCACCACGACGCACCGTTGCGTGAGGAAAACAAGCTGGCCGAAACCGCAGAGATTATGCGGGAGCAGGCGGCTCGTGCTGGAGCGAAGTTGATCGAGGGCGACGGAATGACGGACATGTATGAACCCGCGCCCGGAGCCCCAGTTTTCAACTGAGGCAAAGGGATTTGAAACCCAATCCATAGAGGAAATGGCTAATGTCTTCTGTCTCCCAGCCGTTTGGCCTCCGTCCGTCTTACTCGCCGAGTGGTGTGGTCCGTCCCACCGCTTTCACGATTGAGAACGGCTACGCGGCCAACATCTACCAGAACCAGCCGGTTCGCATCGCCCCCAGCACTGGCGGCGGTGAAGTCGAAGGTACTCTTGTTGCGGCCGCCGTTGGCGCCGCCTTCATCGGCACCTTTCAGGGCGTTGAGTACACCGACAGCGACGGTCGTCGCCGCGTGTCGAACAAGTGGACTGCTTCGCAGTATGGCACCGAAGTGGTCGCCTATTCGACGCTCGACCCGAGCATCGTGTATGAGATCCAGTCGGATGCCACGCTGACGGTCGCCAGCATTGGCAAGCAGTACAATCTCACTGCCATCAGCGGCAATGCCACCACGGGCCTCTCCTCGCAGATGCTCGACACGGCTACTTCCGCTTCGAACGCGTCTGTTCGCGTCATCGGCGTCACGCCGGGTCCGAACAACGCTTGGGGTGACGACTATGTCATCGTTCAGGTCCAGATCAGCGAACATCAGAACGTCGCTGATAAGGCCGCTTACTAAGAAAGGGGCCTTGAACTATGGCTACTCCTATGCGCAGTACAGACTTTCGTTCGATCGTCGAACCGATCCTGAACGAAGAGTTTGATGGCATCTACAACCAGCGTGCGGATGAATACGCGCAGGTCTTCAAGACCTTCAACGGCATCCCGCGTAACTACCACGAAGAACCCGTCCTGTACGGTTTCGGCGCTGCGCCGGAACTGCCGGACGGCATGCCCGTGACCTACCAGTCGGGTGGCGTGCTCTTCATCCAGCGTTATGTGTACCGGGTGTATGGCCTCGCCTTCGCCCTGACCAAAGTGCTGGTGGAAGATGGCGACCACATCCGTATCGGCCAGACCTACGCCCGTCACTTGGCGCAGTCGCTGATCGAAACCAAGGAAACCCTTGGGGCCAACATCCTGAACCGCGCCTTCAACGC